TTTTTGAAAAGAGTTTTCCATATTGTTTTAAAATTTAGTGTTTTTGTTCAACAATATGGATTGTTCATTTGTTCTATAAAAATTATTATTTTATCAGATGTTTTTGAACATATTATAAATATACATTATTTATGCTCTTTCTTTTTCCTGAAAAGCTTTTTCTTTATTGAGCATTCTTTCAAGCATTTCCATCATTCGTTCCATGTTCTTACTGTTTCGATCATTTGCTTCCGCATTTATTTTATTAGCCTCTGCGTTAATTTTGTTAGCCTGAGCATTTTCTTTTCCTTGTTCGGACAATAAAGATATTACTTTTATCATCTCGTTGATAGTTGGCATTTCGTATTGAGGAATTTCATTTTTATCGGTATTGCTTATAGTCGAATTTATACTTTCTTCTGGAATAGAAAGCATTGGTTCGCTTCCATTAATAAGCCATTCCTCATTAAATAGATTATTAAAAGCTTTATTAAAACGTGATAAAAACTTGTTTGTTAAATACCTCTCATTTCCTCCGAATGCAAAGTTTACATTTGCATAATTTGCCTGCATAATTTCAGCGACATCTTTTTGAGTATGCACTTTTCCTTGTGCCCTAAGGTATTCATAAGCATGTATAAACCTATCTTTCTTATTCATACAGATTAAAATACATTAAAATACTAAGTAATAGTCTTGATACAGATATTAAATAGTATATTTGTGCCGGTAACAAGTTGCAGATGTTACAGAGACAAAGTGGTTAAACTTTCCTCACAAGAGGTTTAATATATGGTATCCGTAGTAGCTGCAACCTATTGCGGATATTTTTATTTTGATAACTATATATTGCGGTATTTCGTTTTATTAGACCTTTCCAACCGCAACTTTGGAGTTGGTCGCTTTATTTTTATTGTTATGAAACTGTTTTCTATTTTCAAGAATCGCATCGCTCAAATAAGAAGGAAAAGAGTACTTCTAATGGTTTTGAATAGCAATCTTGTCGGGAACAATACAGAAGCTGAAACAGCCATACGAATTTCAGAAGAACTTTCTGATTATATCAAAAACGGGAAGTTCAATGCCAATGCACTTCCTAATGGGTATCGCCACATGGGAGTGTAATTAAAACGCTGAAATTTACCCTGTTTTCTTTAATATTTTCGTATTTTCCTTCTATCTTTCCTATATCAAGGACTCCTATGCTTACCTTCCCGTCAGCTGCATAAGATTGCTGCAATGATAATGAGAAGTCAATGCACTGTATGGATGTCACCTCATCATTATCTTTATTCATTATGGCTTTTGGTGCGACAATCCCAAATTTAGTAGGGTTAATTATCGCTCCATGTTCTTTTGCGTATTCTTGCGCCTCCTTAACGCCTGCAATTATCTCTTTCAGTGTTTCGCTGACAAAGTCTTTCAAATCCATAGCTATATATAATAATGTATGAACCACTCTAATAGTTAAACAATGTTTAAATACAGATTATTATCAGTATTATATTTGTAATACAGGTAAAACATAGTATATTTGCATCATCGAACCGTTGCAAAGATACGCAACTTGGCAAAGATTCACAATAGTATAAACGCATTAAAAATAAAAAGGTTATGAAAGATAGAGATTATTCTTTGGTAAAGGACGGCAAATACAATATGAAAGCCATCATGCAAAGAGCTTGGGTTTATGTCCGCAATTACGGATACTCTCTAAAATCTGCCTTGCGTACTTCTTGGGTGGACGCTCGCTTAAAGATGGATGAATATGTAGAATCATTGAAGCCGAAAGCGATTGAACCAAAACAGGGAAATGTGTTGAAAGCATTCTTTGCAGATAAATATACTAACTACGATAGCTCTTGGAGATAAGATATAACCCGTAAAAAGGTAGTCTGATAATCCGACATAAAGCACCTACGACAATCAGCGCTGTGAGTAAGGGAAACCAGTCGGGCGGGGGATAAAAGCCCGTATCAACGTAGAGAATATTTGCTACGGGCACAACGGTAAACCGATGAATCCTAATTCGGGATGGGAGGCTTAACCCTCAAAAATGAAGTCGTGTTCAGGGCACGTTAAAGTAGCCTGCGCAGATAAGCAGTATAGCCGATGCGAAGTATAGCGTAATAGCCAACCAGCGATGATATGAGCGGAAGGAAGCAACGTGAGTAAGTTAACATATATCCCGCACGGACAGTTGCACTGTTTGCGTGATGTCTTGATCGGATCAAGGTGCGGGAACTAACTAATACTTATATAATATGAAACGTACCCCATTATTAACAATCTGGGCAATATCTCTTGCCATGACGATATTGTTCGCAAATAAATTCAATGTTGTTTTTTGGCTTTCTTTTGTCGCATTTGCATTGTGTTCAATATATATAGAGAAGAATAGTAAAAGATTAGAGAGAGAAGAGTAATTAGCTACTTAAAAATTTTTTGTTTTGTCGTGTTTTTATTTTGTGTTTGTGTGTTCGGGGTGTATTGTCTGTGAAGATAGTCACCCCTTTTTAAAATAGGAAAATGAAAATAATAAAAATATACTTTGAGGTGATACCACCGTTCGGGAGAATAGTGATATTTCGTTGTATTTTGATGTGAAAGTCCTGTATCTGACGTGGTACAGGCAAACGGGCAGTTGTGTTTCGTGGCTGAAACTACGGTGAGGTGCACCAATAATCCGTGAGGCTGGTTCGACTCCAGCACTGTCCACTAAATTTATAAATTAATATTTTATGGTAAAAGAAATCGTTATTGATGAAAGCTATCAAACAACTAAAGTGTTTGATGCTATGAAAGTAGGAGACATCTATAATATCCCCTACGATGAATCACGTCACATTGGTATTAAGTCTGAAGCTGCTAGAAGAAATCGTGAAGCACGATTGACTAATAAGCTAAAAGCTAAAATAGACTTAATGTTTAGAGTCTCAAAAACTGAATATACAGGATATACTTCAGTTATCCGGTTAAAGTAACTTTAGAAACACACAATCATGAAAAGAGTATTAACGGAACTGACCCAGGAGTGTGAGTTGACAGCTCAAATGTATATATCTGGGTTAGAAAAGAAAGAGATTGCATCATTAAAATATAAGGCAGTTAGCACGATAAACAATCAGTTGCAAGAAGCTTTTAAAAAGCTGAATGTGAAAAACGGACGTGAATTATGTCGTAAGTTCTACGAGCGATTATCGGGGATAGAATTTACTTTTGATTTTTCTCCGATGGTTAGAACGGTAGTAACGTGCTGTTTATTGTTTGTTTTAATCCTTGATTCGCATTGTGAAAGAATAAGATTAAGAAGTACGCGAAGTATAGCAATGGCGGAAGTAGTCTTCCGGTCTAGGGCTAGGAGATATGATTGTTGTTTAGTATAAAAAATAATAGGAGGAATTATGATTGGATCAGAAAGAATATCAAACGATACTCGCTTGATAGATTTGACAGTTGGGGAATTAAGGGCATTGCTTCAAAACGCTATCCCTGTAAATAATCCTCCAGAATCAAAAGAATATGTTTATGGACTAAAAGGTATTGCTGAATTGTTTCGGTGCTCTTACAGTGAAGCCTATCGCATAAAACGAAGTGGAAAAATAGATAAAGCGATAAAGCAAGACGGTCGTAAGATTATTACGGATGCTAAAAAGGCATTGGAACTCTTTGGTAGATAATCATTGTTTAACTCTAATCCCGGAGTAAAGGACTCCGTGCGGTATCCAGTCCGCTATTTAAGTTTTGAATTATCCCCGTATGGCTTTGCTGTCCGGGGCTTTTTGATTAACCACTTTAATAATATATAATCATGAAAAAGAAAGTAATTGTAAGAGGAAATCATTCCGGTGTATTTTTCGGAGAGTTAGTAGAAAGAAATGGTAGAGAAGTTAAGCTCGAAAATTGTCGTAGACTATGGTATTGGGATGGTGCAGCTAGTATATCTCAATTAGCAATTAATGGTACGACTAATCCATGTGGGTGTAAATTCACAGTAACGGTTCCAGAGATAGAGATTCTGGATGCAATTGAGATTATTCCGTGCTCGAAGGAAGCTATTAAATCAATAGAAAGTGTAGCGGTATGGGCAAGGTGATGGAAGATAAAATAAAACAGTTTCTAAATACTGGCTCTGGCTCTGGCTCTGGCTATGGCTCTGGCTCTGGCGATGGCGTAAAATCTGTAAATGGGAATACTATTTATATAGTAGATAATATACCTACTATAATTACAAATGTAAAAGGTAACATCGCAAAAGGATTTATCTTCCAGTCCGACTTATCTCTTACTCCTTGTTTTATAGTAAAAGGAAATAATCAGTTTTCTCATGGTAGTACTCTGCACGAGGCATTTGAATCTTTGCAAGAAAAGCTTTATGATGATAGTACAGAAGAGGAAAGAATTGATAAGTTCAAAGAGAATTTTTCTGACTTTTCTAAAAAGTATTCCGCTAAGGAATTATTTGTATGGCATCATATACTTACCGGAAGTTGTAAGGCTGGAAGAGAATCTTTTTGTAGAGACAAAGGTATAGATGTAGACAATGATAAGTTTACCGTCTATGAGTTTATTGAACTAACTAGAAATTCATATGGCGGTGAGGTTATCCGCAAATTATCTTGATTTAATCCCGGTGTCCGTTGGTTCGGTATCCGGGAACTATTTTAACCACTTTAAATGATATAAGATATGAATTTAGAAAATTATGAAGTACTTCCCGTTGAAGTTCAAAACGTACAAGTCGTACAAGTTGATGCCGTAGAACGTGCGAATGTAGATTCGCAAGTGGCAACAGCCAAACGTTATCCGCGTGATATAAGACGTAGTATAGATAATTCGGTTGTAATGGCTACTATGAATCAAGAAACGGCTCAATCATGTAGCTATGCCCTTCCTCGTGGTGGTAGACCTATTACCGGCCCATCTGTTCATCTAGCTAAAATAATAGTATCTAATTGGGGCAATATGCGCACAGAAGCTAAAGTCGTACAAATAACAGATAAGCAAGTCATCAGTCGTGGGACATGTTGGGATCTGGAAACTAATGTCGCTTCTGCATTTGAGGTTAGACGTAGTATCATCGGTAAAAATGGACAACGATTCTCTGATGACATGATTACAGTTACAGGTAATGCCGCAAATTCAATCGCTTACCGTAATGCCGTATTTGCTGTTATTCCTAAAGCTATAACAGATAGAATATACTACGCAGCGCAAAAGTTTATAACCGGTGATTTGTCCGACTCCGACAAACTTTTAAAGGTAAGAACAGGAATCCTGAATAATTTCAAAAACAACTATGGCATAACCGAAGAAGAAGTTGTAAAGATGTGCGGGAAGCAAACTGTTAATCAAATCGGTGCTGACGAAATATCTATGCTAATGGGGACTATACAGGCATTGAAAGACGAAGATACGACGATAGACGAACTAATGAAACCAATACGTGAAAGCAAAGAGGCTATAAACAATAAGATTGCTGATATTGCGGCAAAAGCTGCCGGAGCTGAGGAAGATAAAAAAGATTAACTTAAAATATTACCATAATGGAAGCTCAACATTCTTTAGAATGGTATCGCAAACGGTTGGGTAAAGTCACCGGTTCACGTGTCGGTGACTTGATGAAACCCGGTAAGAAGAAAGAGGATTTGTTTGGAGATACCGCAAAATCCTATATATACCAACTGGCAGCCGAAAGAAGAATGAACCCATGTATCGTCAATGATGATAATTTGTTTGAGAAATACCTTTTCCAGGTCGGAATTTCATCAAAAGCTATTGAGTGGGGAAAAGCACAGGAAGCCGACGCTCGCAATTTATATAACAGAATGAAAGGTAATAATATGGTTGAGACAGGCCTTTGCATTCATCCTAGTATTCCCTTCTTTGGTTCTTCCCCTGATGGCTTCTGTTGTAATGATAACGGTGAAAAAGGTGTTTTGGAAATCAAATGCCCCAACCAAAATATATTTATGAAATATAAAGAAGAAGTGAAAGACAATGTCGGGCTACTTCTTGCTAAACCTGAATATTTCTACCAGTGCCAGTCTCACATGATGGTGACCGGAGCTGAATGGTGCGACTTTGTAGTTTATTGTCCTTTCCAAAGCAGACCTATTCACATCGTGAGAATCTTTCCGGATTATATGAATTTCAAGCTCATAGAGAAGCGAATTCTGATGGCTAATGAAATGATTGAAAAAATGACAGCGTAGCTTATGGATAAAGAAATTAGCGAAATAAACGATTACTTGAATATTACCTGTTCGAATAATCCGATAGAGATTCAAGAAAGAATATCAGTCATAATGGTGTATTTGAACCGATCCGGTGAAATGCTTGCGGATGCAAAGAAGCTGCTTCGGAAAAAGAAATCTACAGAGATAAGTAATACTATCATCTCAATAGCAAAAGAGCAATGCTTATCAGCTAAAGTGCAAAATGCATTGCTTGACAGCATAGCAGAAGACGAAGCATATTTAGTTGATCGGCTTGACCGGCTTAATGCCGCTTGCACACATCAATTAGATGCCTTACGCACTTTGTTGAGCTACGAGAAGGAGGCTATGAGATTAAATAAAACGGGATATTAGGAAATACTATTCCAAATAGATGTTATTTGGAAGTTTTGAAATAAAAGTTATGCGAAATGCGTAGAACTAAAGTAATCCATGTCTACCTGATCTTCGAAAAGCGGAACTATTACTTCAGCTCGGTAACGGGTATATTTCGCCATTTATCCGAGGATCAGATAGGAATAAAGAAAAGTACATTATCTCACAATACAGATGATACCATTTTGACAGGAAAGGCTATTATTCGGAAAGGTGAGTTATTGAGATAGCTTTGTTAACCTTTTTACCCCAGCCTGCTTGTCTGTGAAGATTGGCGGGCGAACAAGGTGGTATGGCGGAATTGGTAGACGCTACATTGCGGTAGATGGTACTGGACAGGACGCCGAGGAGGCTCTCGACAGATCAGTCGCTAAACCCATCGTTGCAGGTTCAAATCCTGCTACCACCACATGAAAATAACAATCACCAAGCAAGAATACCAGACGATAATCCGGTGCTTGAAAACGTCAGAAATCCTCATTAGGGGATATAATTTGAGAGATGAAGATATGATTCGTAAAACTAGAAAGAAACTCCAAAGGAGTAAGGAGAAAGGTTGATATGACATTAGAAGAAATGGAAGTCCAGTACTGCGGTAAGAATATACGCAAGAAGCCAAAACATGAAGAGGATGATTTGCAAAGAGCTTGTGTTTGCTGGTTCGATTTACAATATCCTCAATATAGTCTAAGGTTGCATCATTCTCCTAATGGCGGTAAACGGAATGCTATCGAAGCTGCAAAGTTTAAACAGATGGGAGTACGTGCCGGTTTCCCTGACTTACTTCTGTTGATCTCTAACAAGTATTATCCTTTTATGGGAATTGAATTAAAGACTAAGACAGGAAGACAAAGCGATTACCAAAAAGCCTATCAAAAGGAATTTGATAGTATAGGAGCGAAGTATGTTGTCGTTCGGTCTTTGGAGGAGTTTATCGCCGTAGTAACAGATTATTTAAAAGAAAAATAGATATGAAAAAGAAATCAGACAAGCAAGTTATCCGCCCAGATACTTGCGCAAAATGCAATAATGGAACTATTGTTCCCACAGTTAAAGGGAATCCACGTGTTGCCTACTGTTATAAGCTTAAACGGCGTTTTGTCGCTGATAGTAAAAGAATCTGTATTCATGCGTATTAAACTATGGACGGATATACATTAACAGAAAAAATGAGAAAAGCACGAAGACGTAATCGACTTACCGCTACCGAACAGGCACTATTTTACGAATTAGTTGCCGTTTGTAACAGCGAGGGTTGGGAGGACGTTTTCAGTTGCTCGAATATTGAACTCTGTTGTGCTCTTAATATTGATGAGAAAACTCTCGTCCGTGCCAGGCTTTCTTTGATTAATGCAGGACTAGTTTATTATAAATCCGGTAAAAGTAAAAGGGTGGTAGGATTGTACTCTTTTGAAAAAGCTTTTGAGAATTCGATTGTGAATTCAACTACCGTAAAATTTCCGGTAGATAAGCCAGCCCAAAAGACAGTAGATGAGCCAGCCAATCTGCCAACCAATATGGGAACCAATCAGCCAACCAATGCGCCAGACTATATATATAAAACTAAAATAGAAACTAAACAAAAAGATAATATAGGGGAAACCGTAAAAACTAGAAAGTTTATTCCTCCATCTATTGAAGAAGTTTCTGCCTACTGCATAGAAAGAAAAAACAATGTTGATCCACAGAAGTGGTTGGATCATTATACTTCTAACGGTTGGATGGTCGGGCGGTCTAAGATGAAAGACTGGAAGGCAGCAGTAAGGACGTGGGAAAAAAATGATTTTCAAACAGAAAAAAAGAATGGAAGCAATAAGAACAGTCGGGGAGCTGATTCCTCCAATGAAACCAAGTCAGCCGGAATCAAATCAATCTCCTTCGGTTAAATTTCACATCAAAGGAAAGGAGATAACATGGAATGAGGATCGAGTAGAACACTTCTGGAAAAAAGAGTTTATTAACTCCATGAAGGAAGTAGAACCGGGATTTATCATTGACGAACGCAACAAGGTCCTATTATCCGAATTGTATGATTATGTATTAGGCAGAAGTAAGATGCTTGATTCCTCAAAAGGCTTGCTTTTATGGGGACCAATTGGAGTTGGCAAGTCTGTTTTGATAAAAGGGCTACATCGTTATCTAGGCAAGATCAATCGTTTACGATACGGATGTAATAACGATCACATAGGCTTTAGACTCACTAGTGCAGTAGAAATATCTCTCATGTATGCAGAGAAAGGTATGAACGGGCTATTTCGGTTTACTGATCGTGAATACATGTGTAATCTGGCTATTGATGAATTGGGACGTGAACCTACAGATTCAAAGCATTACGGGACCGGGATAAATGTCATACAAACCATTTTACAACTTCGATATGAAGTCAGAAGGGAGTTTATTACCCACGTTACGACCAATCTCGATCCAAATACAGAGTTTGGAAACAAATACGGTGATTATATCGCTGATCGTGTAAAAGAAATGTTTAACGTCATAGAACTAAAAGGATCGTCCCGGCGATGATACTCGCATAGTGGTCTATCAGATCGCTATTTTTTTATTTAATAACCAAAACGTTTTCCTGATATCGGGAAGACGATCATAACAAGATAGATATGAATAAAAAGGAGCAGCAAGCAATCGACTTTCTTCGCAGCATGGAACGTGACGATCCGATGTGTTTAGGCTTTTCTGGAGGCAAAGATAGTGTTGTAATTCTTGACCTTGCAGAGCGTTCCGGTATAAAGTATAATGCGTCTTACGCAAATACGACGGTTGATCCACCTGGCACAATCAGTTTTATAAAGAAGAACTATTCACAGGTTCAGATACTTCATCCAAAGAAATCATTCTTTCAGTTGGTTGAAAGCAAAGGACTACCCGGCAGAATGAGTCGTTTTTGCTGTGAAAAATTGAAGGAGCAATATGGTATCGGTCAGCGTACAATTGAGGGAATGAGGGCAGAAGAAAGCCAATCACGGGCATTATATGAGCCGGAACAATGCGATGTACGTAAATGGATGAAAGGCGCGAAGCATATTCTTCCGATCCTTAACTGGTCAGAAGTTGATGTTTGGAACTATATCCGAAAATATGGACTTCCATATTCCAAGTATTACGATGCACCCTATAATCTTTCTCGTCATGGCTGTGTTGGTTGTCCCCTTGCTGGATGTAAGCAGATGCAGGATGAATTTAAGATGTTTCCCGGTTATGCCCGTAGAATGATAGTCGCTATTGAACGATATATGAACAATAAGCCTAATAATGCGCTTGCTAAGAATTTCAGTGATCCGTATGAAGCCTTTTACTTCTACATCAATGAAATGCCAATGCAGGACGTTAGACGGTTGAAAAAGGGACTCTTTCACTTTAATGCGAAGGAGGTTATACAGAAAGAAATTTTAAATCAATTAGAGTAAAACGAAATAGAGATGAATGTACTAAGTTTATTCGATGGCATGTCCTGCGGTCAGATTGCTTTGAAGCAGCTTGGCATTATCCCGGAAAAGTATTACGCTTCTGAGATAGACAAGCATGCCATCAAGCAGACACAACTGAACTTCCCGAACACAATTCAGCTCGGAGATGTCACCCGGGTAGATGTGTCTAAGTTGGAACCAATTGACTTGCTGATAGGTGGCAGCCCTTGTCAGTCATTCTCTTTTGCCGGAAAACGTGTCGGGATGTCCACTGCCGACAAAGAGGAGATATACACCCTGAATCGCTACCTGGAATTAAAAGAGGAAGGCTTTCAATTCGAAGGAGAGTCTTATCTGTTTTGGGAGTATATGCGTATCCTAACCGATATTCGTAAATACAATCCGAATGTGCTGTTCTTGTTGGAAAACGTAGAAATGGGTAAGAAATGGGAAAGGGTATTAAGCGAGGCTATCGGTGTATATGGTGTGCATATCAATTCCGCCTTGGTATCAGCACAGAATCGGAGGCGCATATATTGGACAAATATCCGGACGAGAAGAAACGGACTGTTCGGTGAGCTTCATTCAGACATACCGCAGCCGGAAGATAAGGGAATTATCCTCAAGGATATATTAGAAGACGAGGTCGATGAAAAATATTATGTTACCTCTAAATGCTTGGAATATATAACTAAAGAATTTAGATTAAAGAAAGGCTATACACAAATTGATTCAGAAGATAAAGCTCTCCTATTAATGGCTAGAGGCTATACTAATTGGACAGGGGATTATATTTGTGTTGCCATGCGTGGACGTAATCCTGATAATCCAAGTGATAGAAGAGCCGGTTCTCCTACAGAACAACGTTTAGAACCTAACACTTCTGGAAAAACAAACTGTTTGACAAGCGTTCAAAAGGACAATCTCATACTGCAACGTAGTCGTGGAAATAACACAGGAGGAATATTTGATGGCAAAACGCCTACAATGTCTGCTTGTGCTTGGGAGCAAAACAACCTGCTGAGTCAAGGAAAGGTCCTTCGTCGTCTGACTCCTACCGAATGCGCCCGATTGCAAACGATCCCCAATTGGTATAAATGGGAGTGTTCCGACACGCAGCAGTACCGAATGCTCGGCAATGGATGGACAGTAGATGTAATCGTCCATATCCTGTCTTTTATAAAAGAAAAATTGAATATTAACGTAGCCTGAAAAGGCTCAAAACAAGATAGATATGAAACAGACATTAGAAGAAGTTGCAAAAGAATATGCAAACGAAAACGCTGGATTCCAGAAGAGCTACATGATTCATAGATTCCTGATTATATGGAACATTTTGTCAAGCACTTTCTTGCTGGTGCAGAGTGGCAGGGAAAGCAATGTAAAGATGCTTTCTTCATTTTTTTTCAGATCACACTGTAAATATGCGGTAACCGAATTTAACTGTCACATGTATAGAGAGGACGTTGCTTGCTGTATAGAAAACTGTGACCTATTCAAGCAATTTACCTTAGGCGAAGGGTAGAGTATATTTTGATTAACCACTTTAATAATATATAATCATGACAGAAACAATAAAAGGCTTTAAGGGATTCGATAAGGACCTTAAATGCAGGGGATATCAATACGAAGTAGGACAATATTTTCAGGAAGAAGGGAAGATTGAAGCCTGTTCGAAAGGTTTCCATTTTTGTGAGAATCCATTTGATGTATTTTCTTATTATCCTCCATCTTCCGAGAATGGGATAAATAGATATTGTGTGGTAGAAGGAGGCGGAAGTATTGATAAAGATAGTGACGATACGAAAATAGCTTGTTCTAAGCTCCACATATCTGCTGAAATAGGGTTAAAAGGTCTTGTAGAGGCTGGAGTAAAGTTTATACTTGACAAAGTTAATTGGAAGGATTGCAAAGAATCCAACACCGGAAACCAGTCGGCAGCAACCAACACCGGAAACCGATCGGCAGCAACCAACACCGGAAACCAGTCGGCAGCAACCAACACCGGAGACTACTCGGCAGCAACCAACACCGGAAACCAGTCGGCAGCAACCAACACCGGATACCGATCGGCAGCAACCAACACCGGAGACCAGTCGGCAGCAACCAACACCGGATACCAG